GCTTCTTCTACCGAACGTGCTCCAGAAACTAACTCAGCAATTTTAGCTTTTTGCTGCTCATTCAAGGAGGAATCTCCAAGAACACGGTTCGCATATAATAACCTTGCGTTTTGCAAGTTTACTTCTTGTAATTTATTTTTCACTCGCTCAAGGAGAGCCTTGAGACTTTCATTTTCTTTTCTAAGTGCCTCTTCTTGAGGTGCGTTATTCTTAAGGTCAGCACGCTCAAGATCTTTAGCGTCCTCTTCATCCATGCCGTCAGTCTCTACAGCCTCAACTGCTTCGTCTTGTTCGACCTGATCCTGTGTAAGGCGCTCCTCAGCACGATCTAATTCTACCTGAGGTACATCTACGACGAGTAATTCTTTAAACATTTCGACAAGTTCACTCTCGTCGAGATTAATTTCGTCATCAGCATCGGAACGATTAAAAGCACCGTCTTCGAGGGGTAGTCCAATCTCATCAGCAATTTCTTCACGATCAAGTTCAGCGGTTGGTTCTTCTTCTTCGTCCGCATCAGCAGCAGCAAGAATATCGTCAAGGTCAACGACAACGATCTCTTCTTCGTTATCACCCAAATGTGCCATTGGTACTTGCTCCATGGCAGTGCTGTCTACTTCCGCTTCTTCGGCAGCACCAGGACCAGCATCCATGCCAAGATCCAACTCGTCGTCTTGTTCAAGAAGCTTGCTTACAGCATTCTTAACTTCAGTATTGTACTTTTCTACGATGGCGGCTTCGGCACTCTTTACAGCGGCCTCTCGAAGAGCCTTTGCGTCAACAATTGCTTGTTCTAACATATTAGACATAAATAATCCCCTTTAGTTGATGATATTACATCAAAATAAATAGTAGATTAAAAATGTAAACGACTAGATTTGTTTAATCCTGGACAAGATTAGACCCCAGATGGATTAGAATAGTCGCCCAGTGTTGTTAATATTAAAATTAAAGTTTCCAACTGGAAGCCACTTGGTCCCTCCCCACACTAAAGTACACCCTGCTCGGCTGAAGAGTGGTCCCGAACCTGGGATTGATGCTGAAAGACTAATCGACCCAACAGGCGAGGTTGGGGGCGCATCAATATTAGCGCCGGCGATATTAATTGCTGTAGAAGTAGCGCCGCCTGTTGATCCTGATATAATCATGCCTCTAATTTTCTTTTCTTGCCCTACAAATGTTCCATCAGCAATAGTCATGCTGAGACTATTATTTACAGCAAGTGAAGATGACGCATCTATGATTGTCAATCCTGTAGCGGCTGATATCGCACCATTGGCAGTAAGAGTCTCTATGGAACGGTTACCAAAGGCACCAGAAAGCGCAACGCTACCACTGATTGATAACGTCTCTTGAGGTGCGGCTGTCCCAATACCTACTCGTCCTGAGCCTGTGACAAACAAAGTGGGCTGTGAGTTAGGCTGATCAGCGTGGTCAACTCTAAGCAGGACTGGTCCGCCGACATCACTGCCGCCAGTGGAAGACGATATGTGAAGAACCGCCTTGGCGGTGTCCATGTGTGCTGAGTTGTTCGTTCCCATGTTAACCGAGTCGCCCGAAGCCCGAACAGTCATCGCTTGGTGTCCGTAGGTGTTATTATCAAAATGGAATCTATTATCATTGTGATGGTAATAGAAGTGAGCACGTCTTGCGTCATCGGCGTCACCCCAAACTAGAAACCCAGACTTGTCGGTGGGAGTCATAAACTGGACACCAACATGATTGTTGTTTTCTAACATTAGCAAAGTATTATTAACAGGATTTTGCCCTTGGTCTGCGCCACTCTCGCCCAGAATGTGAAGTCTATTAGTTTCGTCACTGTCTTCTCGTGGAGAATCAGTACCAATACCAACTAAGCCGCTGCCTGTAATATACAAAATGGGCTTTGATCCGGCCTGATCGTGCTGATCAACTCGGAATAGAGGGGTTGTTGTTGGTACACCACCTGAGACATGTAACATGGCAGTTGGCGCATCTGTGCCAACACCAACTCGCTGGTTCTCTAGTGCCGTCAGGATACTGCCGCTATTACTTGTTACATTCATAACAGTTGAATTATCAGATGAGGAGACGTGTAATTGGGCAGTAGTAGAGGTTGCGTTACCGATAATACATTTTTGATTATCTGACCCGCCAGTATTTCTACTATCAGCTATGAACACTGTGGACGTTTGCTTTCCGCCACGAATATAAGTGTGCTCGGCGCTACTGAAATAGAAATGACTAGTGCCGTTGCTTCCCCTAAATTTGACTTCATTGAAACCAGCACCATTATCAGGGTGAACATCCAAAACAGCGCTAGGAGTTGCTGTCCCGATACCAATTCGTCCTGAACCGGTGACTACTAATATAGGATTATCAGCATGATCTGGGTGATCAACTCTAAAAAGATCTCCCGTGTCAGAAGATGACACGTGGAGATTGGCTAAGACAGAATCTGTCCCAATACCGACTCGTCCTGAGCCTGTTACAAACAAAGTTGGCTTATCACCGGGTTGATCACCGTGGTCAACTCTAAGCAAGACTGGTCCGCCGACATCAGTGCCGCCAGTGGAAGACGATATGTGAAGGGATGCCTTGTTGGTTGTCATATGACCACTAGATGAGCTTCCTATGTTTATACTATCTCCGTTTGAGAGCATGGTCATTATCCGTTTGCCGCCAAAACTGTCGCCATTGAACTCGTACCTACTATTAGCAGAAGACCAATAAAAAACGGCTTTTCTAGCGTTGCCTGGGATTCCCCAAGTAATCTGACCTGATCGTCCGTTTGGGACCATAAACTGGAGGCCAGCGTGATTGTCGTTTTCAAGCACTAACTGAGTATTTACTACAGGGGCTTGGTTCTGTTCGGCACCATTGTTGCCCACAATATGAAGACGGTTTGTATCGTCACCTTCTCCTGGATTGGTAGGCGATGGGTTATCAGTACCTATACCGATTATGCCGCTGCTGGATACAAAGAGGATTGGTTCTGGTCCGGACTGATTGGCATGGTCTATTCGGAAAAGAGCACCGTTTGCTGAAGAAGATATCTCAAGGGCGGCAGTCTTCATAGAAACAGAAGCTGTCACCTGTGGAGACGTTAATGATGTCCCGTCAAAAGTAAGACTAGCCTCGCCATTAATAGTGTTAGAGTTGACAGAGGTTAATACTCTGTCGTTGCCAGCGTTGGTATAACTGGAGACTGCTCCGCCTCCTCCTCCACCGCCGCCAGTAATTGAGGCACCATTAAGAGTCAGGGAACCAGTAATATCAACAGAGCCAGTAAACTCGTGCGTATCTGTTAATAGTGTTCCTGTTTCTGTACTGCCAGGAACATTGTTTGGTGAGGGTGTGAAGCCTCCTCCGCCGCTACCGAATCCCATTCTTATATCCTCCGATTATTCGTCGATGCCAGAACCAGTTAGTGGAACCATTTGATTAGGTCCAATTCCTGTTAGCTCTGCAAACATTTCAAATGTAGCATCACTACCAGGAGCAGAGATATAAACTTTCTTACACTTAATGTTCATTGTCAAAGAGGCGTTCTGATCCCCAAGAGTGATATAGTGTATTCCTGCGATTGTTCTGCCGGAGTCCTTGGATTGGAAATGTACACGAATATCGTCGTTAGCAGCGTCCTTATTAATAATTGTAATAGACCGTGTAACTGCTGGGAAGCCGATCTCGACCTCTTGTCCACCTGTAATTGTACTGCCTGTCATAAAAGGAATACCGGCAACTTGGTACGAACCAACACTGCCTAGTCCGGCAAATTGTCTTGTATAATATTGTGTTTGGTCAGGTGATATAGCCATGTGTTATGATCTCCTCTTTTTGTATCTGTCCCTAGGCTTAAGTAGTTCTGTTCTACGTCTATTGACTTTATTGATCAATCTTTGTCTTTCTTCTTTTTGTTCCCTGCGTTTCTCGCTGTCGGGCTTAAAGTAACGCCTGTTACGCACTTCTTCAATAATGCCTTCCGTCTTTACCATTTTACGGAAGCGTCGAATCATACGTTCAACATCTCCATTGTTGTCTTCAGAGTGAACAACAACACAAGGCTCGATAAGCTTATTCTTTCTTTTTCTCATTGAATCCTACTTTCTAGTCGCAGAAGCGACGGTTGACCAGCTTCCAAAGCCGGGAATATTAGATATGTCTACACCTGGGTCATGGGGAGAAACTCCAGAAAGAGCGCCTTTGCTGTTACTTTCTTGAATGGGTTTGGTGCCCTCAAACAATTCTGGGTTGGCAAAGTTCTTTTTTAATCCTTCGTAAGAATTAGAACCCATGGCGTCTAGAACCTTCTTTTTAGTTTCAGCGAGGTGTGCTGACTTAGAAGGCTGCTGTGTTGTAACCACCTGACGAGTTTCTTGTATCACGGGCGCACCTAATCCCTGGACAACCTCCGATACGATGCCAGACAGCATACCCTCTTCGAGGATAACCTCCCTCACGCACTCTTTGATGATTTTTTTAAGATCTGATTTTTTCATTATAACCTCTTTGTTCCTATTCGTCGCCTAAAATATCGTTTAGGGCACGATTAATACGATCTGCTTTAGTTAGGTGGGTCTTTACTTGGCTTTCGGCTACAAGGAAAGCTCCTGTAGTGCTGGGTTCTGATACGAGGTCAAAACACAAAAGCTGAAAGTCATCCTCCACCATAGTGACACCACCTTGTTGGCGGGTGGAGCCAAGACCACGGCTTGAGATACCCAATTGAACGCCACCCTCTACAAGTTGGCGAGCAATCTGTCCGGCTGGCGTGTTGAGAATCTTCATCTTACCCATAACGTCGTCACCCTTCCACCATACTTCAGTGATAACATGACTAGCATTCTTAAGTTCCACTACAGAACTATCTGGGTGGTCTAGTTCGCCGATGGCACGACCTTCCCGAACGAGTTTTTCGTAGTTCTTCATCTCTCGCTCAAGTATTGGACGTGGGTAGATACGTCCATTGCCGTTCTTTTTACCGGCTGCTTGAATCTTGCCAGCAACAATTAGATGTGTACCGTTACGATTACCTTCCTTCTCCTCTTCTGTGAGAAGATCGTCACTGTAATCTAGATTCATAAACTCTTGTAAGACATATTTCTTATTCATTTTTATCTCCTTTGAGTGCGGGCGCTACCCGCACGGTACTACTACCACGACAGCATCTGGCTACGGGTCTTAGTCTCCACTTTTGCGTCCACATCCCCTCTAATTCGGTGTTCATGTTGAAAGCCTCCATCTGATATGAGCATACATAACGCATATGATGTAGCTGATGAAAGCGATCCTAATAATAAAGCGTTCACCAAACTGACACTAAAAGTAAATAGTTCGGTGTAGGGATTAAGTATCATTAAGAAAACACCAACCCAGAAGCCAATACACATCGGACAGCTAAAAAAGTAATGTTTAGGTCTGATGGGGTTAAATATTTTAGCAAACGCCAAGATCTGTGTGAGACCATAACAACACAGAATAAAATATACAAACGACATTAGTAGTAGTAGCCGTATCCCGCAAACGTATAGGTTGGATCACCCTGTAAGGCGGAACCTTCGGGCGTATCTTGATAGGGAGGTATTTCCCCATATCTTGTAGAATCCTTTGCGTTTGGATCCGTAAATCTATCTTCTATGTGCTGATCATAGTCTTCAGCAAATTGTTCGCTATTAGCTGTATTTCTTAAGAATTCACTAATGCGATACAATACAGCCTGTAGTGTATCAACATCACCCTCTGTTGGGTAAGTTGTTTCTACCATGCCGAAGACAGGACCACCCCTAGGAGCAGCAGCCGCAGTCACACCGCCCTGAAAAAGATCGTTCATCAATTCCTTTTGGTAGTCATAAACATCTTTCTCGATTTGAGGCTTTGGCATAGTTACAATCTTGCCTTCTTGTGGGCTAATAACAATATCAAGATACTGATGGTCTGTGATAATCAAATTACCATCTAGAGTTTTCTTGACCTGTAATGAGACAGAAGCCTGTATTGGTTTTTTCTCAGGCGCACTGTCACCTATCTTAATCGTTATTGGCATCTTCTTGATATTCTCTTACAAGTTTTTGAAGCTTCAAGATTTTTAGAATCTCTCGCTCCGTTAAACGGGCAACATTATATTCGGACAGTTGGGCAAGAACTTTTTTAGTACTATCCACCATTTCGGGATCTTCTTGAACTTCCTGCAACTGGAGTGAGTTCTCTACCATCTCATATATTCTCTTTAACTCCGAGCCGGCGTAAGTCTTAAAGTCAGCTTCATTTTCGTTGAACGAAACAATAAACTTAGTTAGTAATTTTTTCTGTTCAGGGAGCAATTCTGAATATGTCTCATTGAATCGATCTGTGAATGATTTAACCACCAAATTATCAACTGGCTGCATCTGTTCTTGTTCTTCAACGTCACTGGTTAAGGTGTCAANAATCTTCTGTTCCATGATAACTCTTGACTTAACAGGTAGCTTGTTGCCAAATATCTGTGCCAAAGTAGCATAAGATTTGTAATCTGGGACGAAGTTGTTATAGACATCCTTGCCTAGCTCAGTGTTGATCTTTTTAATAACACTGGACTGTTCTTTGAATATATCCTGCTGGTTGAGGGTCTCGTACTCTTTCTTGGCCCTAAAGATCATCTTTTCGGCGGTGTAACGGTCAAACTTGTCTTCTTCAGCGAGAGCGTTAAAGCAGCCCAATTCACTAAAGAGTACCATACCACTCCGAAAATGTTCTTTCAAAATCTTTTTGATTTTCTGAGAACGGGTCGCATTCTGCTCTATAACCGCTTTAGTCAATTCTTTTACCAAAGCTTCATAGAGGAAAGCGGTGTTTCTTTTCTTATTATGCTTGACCTTCATCTTTTGTTTCCAATTGTTTTATTAGTTGCTTGATACTAAACTGAGTTTCAAATAACATCTCTTCTTCTGATTTTTGTGCTTCGCTATGAATTCCGTTAGAAAGGGAACTCATCTCTCCATACCCTTTAAATAGTGCACGACGAGACGAACCTGCCCCTTCTCTATTATAAGAACCGTTCATGCTGCGGCGGCGGGCACCTTGTTTCCACTTAGGACTTTTAACGTACATGTATCCGTTATCATTTCTTTGCCCTGGTTCAATATCGGGTTCAGCAAGAAGTGGTCCTTCATCGGCGGGTTCCTCGGCAGCGGGTTCATCGCCCCCTCCAAGGTCGTCGCCACCGAGGTCATCACCAAGCTCGCCGCCGAGATCGCCACCTTCCCCGCCTTCAGGTACAGTCCCGGCCTCTTCAATAGCAGCACCCTGAAGGGCGTCTGTAAATTGCTCGACCTGAATTCTGTCGATTTCTTCTTCGGAGATTTTGAAGATGTTTCGGTATACCCACTGCTTAGAAAAATATCCATCAGTAGCGCTACCAGCGACATCAAACTTGGTTCGCATGTGTTCTAGCTCTTGAAGCTCGGCGATCTTAGATGGATTATTGAGAGACAGCTTAAATGACAAAAGATCATTGTTTCTGTACCCCAAGGTAAAGAGATGAATAATACAAATCTTTTCTAGTTCGGCAATGACAACTCTCTGTAGTCTTTGAATGGTGCGAGCAAATCGAATGTCCTTTTGAGATAATGTTGTCTTGTCTTCCTGAGCATCTGATTGTGCTAGGTAAGCCTTTGGTACCTTAAGGGCTGAGAAAAGTTTATCACGAAGATAGTTCACATCATCAATATCACCAGTGAACTGACCACCTGCCAGGGTTTCGATTCTTGTGTTACTAGCAGCACCACGAATAGGAATGTAAAAATCCTCATCTACACTCATGGCATTGTATCGCAAATCAACTCGTCCACTATCTTCATCTACAATTTGATTGCGCTTCATTTGTGTTTTGACTTGTTCGATGTATTGTTCCACATCTTCTGCAGCCATGTTACCAACATCAATATAGAATACTCGCCGCTCTGGTGAGCGAACAATACGATAAGCCATCATCGCATCTTCTAAGAGTGTAAGCTGTCGCCAAATACGGCGAGAGGGCTCTAGGACCGAAGTGCCATAGGGAACATATTTATCATTTCCTAAAACACGGAAGTGAGAGACCTGCCAGTTTTCAAAGGTAACACCTTTGTTGCCGTCGGCATTCTGCCAAAAAAACTGAACATAGTTTGGGTTTGTAGGATCTGTACCCTCAATTCTTTCCATTTCTCGCACAGGCAACGGTATGACATTAGTAATGCCAAGCTTCTCATCAATATCAAGATACAGATAGTAGTCACCATACTTACAAGCACTACGAGCCCAGCCAAATAGGTTTGCCTCAGAGTTAAGAACATTGTACAGTAATGTATCTAGAATATCTTTAATTTCCCTGTTGTGACAATCAATATTAATCAAAGGATTAAATGCCGTAGAGGTGGTAATCTCATCAGCATAAATATCTAGAGCGGAAGCAATCTCAGGCATGTATTCCATTTGTTCAAAGTCTGTGTATCGCATCTGCTTGTTGCGATTATACAAAACTTTATTTGTTAGGTCCCCAAATGGATTGAAATACTCTTTCTTTTTAAACTCCCGACCAGTGCTTGAGGTAAAGGTATATTTTGTGATATCACGGCGGCTGCCACGTACCACAGATGGTCGATCATAGTCCACAATAGGGCCACTAAATAAACGAGTCAGTCTCTTAAACAGAGCGGACTGATTATTTCTGGGGTTGTTTGCGTTGTTGTTATTTTGATTGTCAGCCATGATTATCCTTTAATGATCCAATTTAGGTCGTGAGTTTTTCCATCGTTGCCTTTAAAGGTTGTCTTTTGTCCCTTAAAGCCATGTTGTCCATATATCTTAGTATTAAGTTTGGTAGACGATACGGATATACTCGTTAATAGTGCCTTTTTGTAATCTGCCTCCCGCTGGTTTGCCGTTAAGGCTGTTCCTCTTACCCAGCAACCAATACAAGCCGCAATCACCAGGTCGTCGTTGTAACTCCTCATGGCTTGCGGTCTTCCGTTGTGCCATACAAATGTTTTGATTTCATTCGCAAGTCGCACGGAATTAATAGTAATTAGTTTATTTCTGACGAATTCTTCAAACTTCGCAATAACAAGTGGTCTAGTTTTCATAGACATCGTAAAACCAGCCACCCCTCCGAGAGCATGAGCAGACACTTCATCAACATATTCATGTGTTGATTTTATACTATAATACAAATTTTTATAGTCTAAATCTTGTAGTCGGGTTAGGACTCCGATACCCAATGAGTTGTTTTCTATAATCAACAAAGCATTATTGTACTCAGAAGCAATGGAATAGAGCAAAGGAGCAAACATATCAGGAGTTATTTTTCCCTGATATTCCGCTACCTGGGTCATACTCTGGACATCAAACACATGAGCAACACTAAAATCTGAACCGTCTCCACGAGCAACGTCAGCCACTAAAATATATTCACTATGCGGATTAGGTTCTTGCCAGATCCAATAATTACGATCAAACCCTGTCTGATGTTTAGGATCGCTTATGTTTTCAAGTATAAGTTTGAGGTCATCCCCGTGAACCACTGTATCGCCTGAAGCGTTGAAGTTACATTCAAGTTCCTGTGCGATCTCACGACGTGACATGTTTCTAGTTTCTTTTTCAAACCATGCCTGGTCTCGCTCTGGGTGTACTTGCCAAGGTAGACGAATAGTGTGGAAATCATTCTTACCCTCTTGTGCCTCTGTATAAGTTTTATGAAACCAATTACCAACACCATTAGGAGTAGACAAAGCGATACAACGACCACCAGTAGATAGCGTAGGGTAAAGACCAGCCCATAGCTCGTCAATGCCCTCAACAAAAGCCGCTTCGTCGATTACCAACAAAGACAAAGCTTCTGAACGTCCTGCGTCGCCAGATGTCGAGGAAGCTTTGACCATCGACCCGTTTGAAAGTTCGAAAGAGTTCCTGTTGTCAATAGCGATATCAGATATTTTCAGCCAAGGCGGAAGATTTTTATGTATTGCCTTGATCTTTTTTACAAGATTAGCCGCAGTTCCAAGCTTAGTAGCAACCACCAGGACATTCTTGTCTTTATGGAATAACATAAGCCACGCCACATAAGCTGCGACCGTAGTTGAAATTCCTAGCTGGCGGGCCTTTAGAATTACGCTAAATCGGTTTTCTTTAAAATCTGTTAGAGCTTCCTCCTGGAAGTCATAAAGATCAAAAGGTATAGAGCCCCTCATGGGGTGAGAAATTTTTGCGTACTTTTTACAGAAGAAAGCAGGATCCTTACCGCAGCGGACGATCTCCGCCATCATTTCCTTCTTGTTCAGAGACATTTAGCCCTCTGGCGTTTCTGGGTTCTTCTTAGCCTTGTCGTTAGAAGCCTTTTTAGCCTTGGCTGTTTCAAAGAAGTCCTTAAACTGTTGATGATAGTCTTTATGGCGACGATCGGCAGCACGAGTTGACCCCATGCGAAGTGCCTCAACGCCATCAAAACCACCAATTGCGTACTGCTTCTTAGCCTGAACCCAAGTGTGATTACGAGATGTGGTCTGTACCATTATGTCGGTTTGAGGTGAGTCGTCCTCTAATGTTACAGATTCTTTAGTAATCCCTTTGTATTCTTTCTTAAGGAACTTAATAATATCTCCAAATTTAGCTTCGATTTCGTTTTCAAACTTATTACGAGGATGAAGATCCTCAACACGCATTTCAGCCTGATATGTGACGATCATTTTAGGACCGGCAAAACGTACTTTGAAGCCATCAATAAGACGACTGTCGATAATTGGATGTCCCTCTTCTCGGTTCAAACCAGTCTGTAGGTTTTCTCCGTTTTCGTCCAAAGCACCGTCATAGGCATTAGCCGCTGCCTGGTTCAAACCTTTAATTACATCTAGGACACTAGCCATTATTTTCTTCTCCTTAAGGCATATTCAATATGCTCATCTGTTGGTCGCTCGCCGTTCTTCCATGCTTCTTCACGATATTCGATGAAATCTATATAACAATCGTAACAGCATTTAAACCTATTCATATATAGGTCGTCCTTCCTGGAAAATGAATATGTTTTACAGACCGGACAAGTGCGGTCTTGTTTTTGGCGTGCTCTTCTTTTTGTAATCTTAATATCGCCTACGGTAATCTCATCTTGCTCTTTGGATAATTGATCTGACTTAATGCGCATTTCCCGAAGCTGATTAAGGTAATCTTTTTCTTTTCCCTCTTCCCATTCATTGCGGAAATCCTGAACCGTATCCTTTCCGTATTTCTCGGCAATCGCCTTCTCTACGGCGGCGATGGTATTTGGATCTTTTCTAGTTTTTAACTTCACTGGTTGACCGCCTTGACAATAGCTATGGTTGTACCTACTCCGATTACTAGTCCGGACAATATTCCAATAGCTCCCTTGTTTCGGCGAAGCCAAGTATTATCTTTTTTTATGGTCTCTTGTAAGTCCTTGATAGATGATTTGTATGTGTTTTGTAGTTGGATACAAACTTTTCTATCAACGTTACACTCAGCTATCTTAGCGTTGGTGTCAATTTTGTACTGTAGGAGCTTGCGAAAATCTTCTTCGCTAAGTAGTATCCCAACATATGTGTCGGAACCTTCCTCAACTGCTGCTGGACGAGGTTTGAATTCAGTGACCTCGCCCGCAGTAGCAGTAAGAGAAAGCATCAATATTATAACCAATATTCTCATTTTATTTCTTTAGAAACTTTTTAAGACCCTCGATACGTTTTGCTGGGCGCTTCAGCCCACTGACCAGGGTGTAAGTTACAAGCTTGTCCTTTTTATCATCCTCATAAATGCCACGGTGAACCATGGCACCACCAGTCAAAGCAGCCAATGTATCGAAACCAAATTCAATGTTATCCATCAAGCCAACAGTCTCTTCAAAGATCTCTTCGCTACCAACAACAATACAAGCAGCACCTGTAGCAGTTGTCAAGTCGAAACCTTCAGCAAGAAGTGTTTTCTCTAGATTCTTTTTAAGAGCACTGGAGACAGCAGTTTCGTTTTCAAGGTTCTTAACGCTGGTAACACCCATAATCATACAGCCTGGTTGTTTCATAATACTGTCGTAATCAGTAGCATCAAAGGTCGTGTATTCTGAGTCTTGGTTTGCCAGGACGTTGAAGACATGAAACAAGCCGGCGACTGTATTGTTGATTGTTGTCCAGAACTTTTTGACTGTGAGTTTTGGATATAGTTTTTTAATCTTTTCATTGTCCACCATAATAAGGGGAGCAATCTTTCCTTTTTCTGCGAGCCCGCAAAGTTGGGTGATGCGAGCATGAGCATTCTTGGCTACCGTTGGGGAAGCTGATTCGCCAGCAGTTGGAAGGGAAGCAATGACACCAACACGCTCATCAACGTTCTCAACGCCGATGTAGGTAAAGTACTTCTTGGCTACTTTGATCAGAGTGTTGACTGTGCCGCCACCTGAACCGCCAGATACACCAAGACAAATCAAGATGCGATCAACGTTGCTGCCGAATACTTCACGGAATTTGTTGAACACTTCTTGTTCTTTGCGCTCAATAGCTGCTTCGGCTTTGGCTTGGTCTTTACCAGCACCTTGGTCGCCGTGCTCATCCACCAAAAACTTTTGTTCTTCAGGGATGTCAAGACCATTAAGATCAGAGCGGGCAGTGTTGACTGCTAGCATTTTTGTATAGCCCATGTCATAAAATGCTTTAGCAATGCGTCCGCCGCCTTGACCAGCGCCGACAATGGCATAAGTTAAAGCACCACCTGATTTGTCTTCAACCGTTTCCTGTTCCTCGTTGAGGTCTGGATCGTAATCTTCGATGTCTAGTGTAGGAATGTCTACCATTTTACTAGTCTCCTTATAAATCTAGTTCTTCGTGTAGTCTAATTAGAGCCTTTAATCTTTCTTCACGATCTTCAATCTTTTTTGTTTCATTGATTTTGCGATCGTAGATTTTCTTAATGGCTCCAATCTTATCTTTTTCTAGTGTAGCACGAATTTCGTTTTCTTTAATAGCTGCTGTAACATTTGCTTGTACAGCCTCTAAAAGACGAGTCTTATTCTTGGTTGGTCGAATTATATTGTAGAGAAAAACAATCATCCCTAAACCCATTACAACCACAAAGATAACCTTCCAGGCTCCTTGTTTTATTTTTAACCATAACCAATTCATTTACCATGCTTCCAAGTGGCAGCAATATCAGCAGCGCCCTGTAAACCAATGTAAGCTAAAGACACAGCAACCCAATCGCTGCTAGTCAATGAACCTACTGCTAAAAAAACCGTGGCTGTACCCCAAACAATAAGCTTGCGAGAAGCCCACTTTCCAAGTGCTTTATCAATTTTTTCTTGCATAGTCATAGCACCTCCTCAGTAACTATAATTAGTTCTGGGGATTTCTTTTGGCTCGTTGATGAAGTTGTGTATCGCTCGCACGAACACGAATAACCTGTCCATTGTAACTTACTGTTGCAACTTTTTCCCAAGTATGATATTCTAGCAATAGACCAACCTTCCACTCAGAATATACTTTTGGCGTGCCGTGGAATGTACACTCTCTAAATCTTATAAGATCTCCAGCCTTCATGCTCTTGAGACCACAACCAAATCTTTTTCATGAATTTCATATGATCCCACGAGTCCGTAGCTGAGTTCCCACTCTTCAGCACACCAACTAACAACCCAATGCTCAGGTGTCGAGTGCTTACTTATAATGAGTCCGTACCCTCCCGAACCATCAGGATCGAATATGTTACTTTGTACCAAATCGCCTGGCTTCATACTTCCTCACTCTTCGCAAAAACACTTGTTGATTGTGTTCAGATTTCATTGAACTTATTTCGGTCGTAGGACAATTTAAAGATTGATGCATGGGCGCTTTCATAGTTGATCCACGATCCTTTACACCAACAGACAAACCACAAGATGGTGAATTGGCTATGCCTATAAATCCTACAACATCATCATATCTTGTAGATAGTTCTTGACACTTACCCTTAAGGCTAGAATATACTTCCTCTTTTCCCATAATTGCCAAAACTTCGTCACCTTTTTGACGCAGGCGAATTGATTTTCTTGGAGTACCAAACAGTTCATGTTCAGGACAAATCGGAATAAGGTCAAAATTATTCTCTTCAGCCCACTTTTTAATCTCGTCACTGTGACGATTCGTTCCGTTCCACCTTACATTTTTTCCAAACACACAGGCGCTTATCAATATTTTCATTTTACATTTAAATATTTTCTATAAGTTGTTGGTAGGTTATCGTAGTATGTTGTTTTTTGTAGAGCCCTATGAGACCGACTAAGATGATCTGTATAAGCCATGTTAATCAAAAAACAAGGAGCCTTGGATCTTGGATTGTAACCCTCTACCTCCAGATCATCATTTGGGTTAAAACACAAAGCAAGAACATTACCATTACCACTCTCTTCTAGAATAATATTAATAAACTCTTGGTACCCTTTTGTTTCCGTCTTTTTGACATCTGTATTTGGCTGGGCTATCAACGCACTCCTTTTTCCAGAACGTATAAATCGGAGGACAACATCCATAAGCGTGTCTTTTGGTGCTTCAAAAATATCCAAGTGAAGTTGGTCTGCTAGTCTGTCAGCCTTTACAAAAGGGCAGACTGCGAATCCTGAAAACTCGGGACGCTTTTCTTCTAGGATATTGATGACGTAATCAGTCATCTGTTTTATTAATTGTTCCCTCACTTTTTAATTCCTTCAACATAATATACTGATTCGCACATATAAAGCTGAGCATAGTTTATGGCTTGGAGCCTTAGCGAGCCGAACACCATATCTGGTTGATCTTGATGACTGGAGATGATCCAGTCCATTTGCATCTCCCAGAAAGCAGCATCGTTACAATCAAAGTTGGTTCTGGTGGTACAACTGTTAGGTTCCCAATTACTAACGTTTAGAGAGCAACCAGCCTGATCGTCGGGTGGCATCGGGGCTCCATCAACCAACTCGGTTTCTATAGATTCCCATACCCTACCACAGTCACCGCCGTGTTGTGTGAGCCGTAGTTCATAAAGTCCATTCTGCGTATCTTGTCCAACAACACAGTCTCGCTCTTTGGCATCGCCACACGCAACTAGTAATATAATACAAGCAGCAATTTTATTGATTGACATAAGCATACCCATTTTTAATAGTCATTTTAATTGGATCGTCTTCGTCGCCAAACCCTCATAGATTTAACAGGTGAATTCCACACACCAGGAATTCCTTTGGTCCAACGATTGAGATCAAGAGTGTCTCTAAATATATCAACGCAACGACCACAGAGTACCTTGCCTGATCCTATTCCTTTTTTGCTCATGTTTTGAAAATAAGCATTGGGATCTCTTTTTTGAGACGTTTTTTTATAACACAGTCTACAATGCCCAGCCCCATTACAAGATTTAAATTTTGACATTTTTTTAGGAGGTACTACTTTATGGAACTCATGATGACACTCTCGGCACAACAAAACAAGGTCACTCATCTTTTCAACAAGAAGCCGCTGGTAAGTCCTGTGATGTACTTGGTTTGCTTCTTTTGATCCACATACCTCACAACAAGGATTCTTTTTTAGGTTTATAAATTTTTCTCGTTTGCGTTGCCACATCTTACTTCTCATATATTCTTTATGAGTCATTTGATTCATAACTTCTTGCATCTCAGCTTCTGTGATAATATGATCCTTTTCATTTGGACCTGCCATTACAATTTTTAATTGATGTTCTGCGAGATGATCTTCTTTTGTCTTTTTAGTCTTGATAGTTTTTATTTTTTCGGGCGGCTGCTTTTGTGCAAGCCTGGCAGCCTCTATTTGCTCTTCCATAGCAGCCGACTCTCGTTGACGTCGTTCTTTGGATTTACGGCACCTTCTTCGTCTTAGTGCGCTACTGTGATACATAAGCATACCCATCTTGACGTTCAATGTCAATAGTCATATCGGCAATATCTTTGAGACTATCCAAGTGTGTAATCAAAAGCACAGTCTTGTAGTAACCCTTGATCATTTCCATCACTCGCATAAAGCCTTCAAGGTTTTCGGCGTCCAACGCTGTGCCTGGTTCGTCCATAATCATAATGTCTGATTTTGGTAGGGTTGATACATTAGTCAGGGCAATACGAATGGCAATTGCTGCCAGCGTCTTCTCTGCTCCAGAAGCCATCTCTAAAGGTCGTGCTTCGTACTTTGGATGCTTGATGAAGATGTCTAGCTTATTCTTTTCTGCCTCGAAGAAGATATCAAAGTCGGTAACGTTGGCCAGCACTGTGCTAACCTCTTCGTTAATAAGAGGGAGCATCCGCTTCACAACATCATAGCTGATTCCGTTACTGTGGGTACAACGCATGAATAAATCATAGGCAGCGTATTCTGTACGCAAATCTTCAAGCTCTTGCTTTTTAGCCCGGAGATTAATAATCTGTTGCTCAATGCCACCGTGCTGCTTAATGAAGTCCATGATCTTGGCTTCACAAATAGACAACTCGTTCTCGGCTAGCACTTTCTGATCAGCTAGATCGGACTGTTCTTGAATAAGCTCCTCACGGTTCTCAATAGCTTCTTTGTTGTCTTCGTAAGTCTGGATCCGTTCGGAAGCAGTCTTGATATCATTAGTAAGCGTATTGATTTCATTGTTTGTTTTTTCTACCAGCAAATCTAGGCTGGTTGCTTCAGTTGACAAATCTCTCTGCTTTTCCAGAAGTTTCTCGTACTTTTCCTTCTGAGAACGTAGACTATCAACGTTCATCTCGGACAGTGTTTCGTTCCTTAATCTAAGGTCAGTCTGAAGATTGTAGATTGTAATCCGAGCCTCTGACAATAACTGCTTTGCTTCATAAGCATCTTTGATATACTTGCGCAGACCACAGTCAGGACCGCAGGGTACTTCGTCCAGTACGCTTAGCTTTTTCTCATAAGTCTCTTTGTTACGAGTCTCGATCTTAAGACTTGTCTCTAGTTCTCTAATTTCTTCCTTGATAGTCAGAACTTCAGCGATCTTAGATTCTAGAGCATCACTATCATACTCAGACAAAAACTCCTTGATATTAGCTAGTTTGTCTAGAATCCGCTCTTTCTTTGTTTGTGCGCCGGCGATGCGGAGTTNGCAGTCTTCCAGTTTCTTAGTTGCTTTTGTGAGTAGCTTGTTTTCCTTTTTGATATTAATAATCTCAACAGGAGCAGCAGCAAAGAGGCTTTCTATTTCATCGACACGGGCAGTAATTTTGTTTAGTTTATTCTTAAACTTTTTACAAGCCTTCTCTTGCTTTGTCTTTTCAGTCTCGTTGTTCTCTAGTTGAGTCTCAAGGGTAACAATGTCCTCATCAAATGTGTTGTCTTCCAGCTTCTTGAGCAAGGCACGAGTCTCTATGCTATCACTCTTAGCAAGCTTAAACTTCTTATCAAATTGATCAAGGTCTAAGAACTTGGCTAGGATTTCTTTACGCTTGGTCGAACCCTCGTTGATAAATGTCATCGCACCCATCTGACTGGACATGCTGGTCAGTAAAAAATCATCAAGACTACCGAAGATCTTACGGATGGCTTTGTCTGTGCCATTGCGATCCAGTGAGTTCATACTGACTTCTTCATCAGTAGCTGGATCAATCATCGTAAACTCTACGTCGGTCTTAGCCTCTTCTGTTTCTTCGCCGTGAAGCTTTTTAGTATACTTTTCAGACTTACGCTCAATGATATATGTTTTACCCGCAACATCAATCTCAACTCGACCACAACCTGATGATTTATTCTGATTGATAATATTCAGATTCTTACGATTATTCTTGCTGATAGAATTATAAATTGTGTATAGCGCACTATCAATAATAGAGCTTTTGCCCGAATAGTTCTTTCCAAAGATCCCGACGACGCCGCTAAGCTTTTCGAAGTTTACAGTATTCGCTTCTCCATAATTAAAGAGATTGTCAAACTGCATGTTCTTTAGCGACCACTTTACATTACGATGACTTGCGTCTTCGCCATTGACTCGGGCATCATATCTGGAATTAAGTTGGAAGACTTTTTCCAAGGTCTTGGTGTCAGGTTCATACTCTTTTAAGTATTCCCGTATAAGTCGTTCTTGGACTTGCGGGTCACGAAGATTCTCTGTGCTGCCCAGATCATCCACATCTACACTAGATCGCTTGAGTCCAGCTTTATTGACAAAAGATAAACTCTCAGGCTTAAATCTGCTTTTAGCAGTATCCATCACACGTCGAATCTTATCTAACGATACTTTATGATGAGTAACAATACGCAGGCGGCAACCCTCTTGAATATCCAAGTTGCGTGGCATGTTACCTTTGGGTGTAAGCTCAATCGTAGTGAATGGCTTAGGATTCTCTAGGACGTGGTGGTTGACCTCGTAATTGGTCTTGTCCTCAATATCCCAAATCAAAAAGCCCTTGTCGTTTGTCTCGCCGTGATTCTGCTGAATAGTAGAGCCACAATAGCGAATTGTCCCTGAGTCATTGAGACACTGATTAGTCTTGTGGATATCTCCAAGGAACGCATAATCAAACTTATCAAAGACTGAAACGTCATGGTCGCCGTGGTCCATAATCCAGCCAAGGTCTGTTCGGCTGTTATTGACTGCGCCGTGATACAGAGCGATATTGATGCGATCAGTATCTGTCGGATCGGTCCAGTTGGTTTCATCAAAGACCGATAAGACGTTTAGTGTAACGTTATGATCTAATTTTACTTCCCCTGAAAACTTGTGTAGGTGAAGGTCTGGATGATCCAAGGCATCNACAATTGGAGTGATGGCGTCCTGGCGAGTGCTGTTTCGCAGGTTGCCGTCGTGATTGCCCAAGATGATATGAGTTGGAGCGATGTCTGCTAGGTTCTTTAGGAACTCTGTAGCCAACTCAAAGTACTCTGGTGAAAGCTGTGTCTTTGTGTGGGCTAGATCGCCGCAGTGGATAATGTAGTCCACGTTCTGCTCTCGTAGCATTTGATAAGCTTGTTCAAAGACTTTGCGATACTCGTAGTGATATTTAAGGTTCTTGATGTGAGTATCACCAAAATGTGCGAGCCGTAC